TTAATTTCGGACGCGGGTTCGATTCCCGCCACTTCCACCAATTAAATCCGTTTTGGAATTGATTTTTTTAAGTGTTATCTCAATCTCTGTATAGCCTATTTTTACGCTATGCACAAAGGTTTCTATAACACTTTTTTTAATTTCTTCCTTGTGAAAATCTTTCTGGATTTTTTGCAAGAAATTTACTATTTTTTTATAATCTACTTCTTCCTCTTTTTTTGCTTTTTCTATTTCTAATTTTAAAAATAAAATCCTATCGTTTAATTCTTTTGATTTTTCTTTGTATACATCTTCCGGTAAGGCTCCGTCCAATAATAAATTTAATATCTTATCTACTTTGATTTTTAGCTTTTCTATTTCTTTCTCATGCTTTTCCACTACTTTCTTTTTCTTTGTTTTAATTTCTTTCGCTTGTACTTTAATTTCTTCGGCTAATTGCTTGATAGCCTCATCTGTTAAAATCTTTGTTTGAATTGCTTTAAATACTAAATTTTCTAAAAGTTCTTTCCGGATATTTCGATTAACACAGTTTGTTCCTTTGCTTTTTCTTCCTGTGCATACATATCCATAGACTAATTCGCCATTTCTACTCCTAGACCGATACCCACCTGTATAAGCGGATCCACACTCAGCACAAGTACAATACCCAGTTAAATAATATGGAGTAATGGCTTTGCTTCTACTTCCGGTTGCTCTCGTTTTGATTTTCTTTTGTACTCTCCAAAAGATTTCTTTATCCACAATCGCAGGAAGTCCGTTTTCAATTTTAATTTCATTCCCGGTTAAATGTCCGTGTGCGTCTTTCTTTCCAAAAACAAAAGTTCCTATATATTTTTCGTTCAACAAAATATCCCGGATAGAAGTCATCTTGAATGGCTTCTTTCTTTTGTTGACTCTTCCGATTTTATTGAGATATTCTGTTATTTTTCTGTATCCAGCCCCCTCTAAATACATCTTATAAATTATTCTTACACTGTCCGCCTCTAGTTCGTTGATAACATACTTTCTGTCCTCTCCTACGTCATATCCAAGAGGGGGAGTTCCTCCGGTATGGATACATTTCAAGGCGTTTTCTTTTAGTCCTTTTTTGACTTCTCTTGATAAATTTAAGATATAGTATTCGTTCATACCTGTAAGGACAGATTTTAGGATAACGCTTTCAGGACTATCATTTAGCGGTTCTAATACAGAAAGCAATTTCACACCATTATCATTTAATTTCTTTTCATAAATAGCGTGGTCATATCTGTTTCTTGCGAATCTATCAAACTTATGGACAATTGCAATTTCAAAGGTTTTATTTTTGCTATCTTGTATCATCCTTAAGAAGTTTTCTCGTTCTTTTGCAGACGAGGCAGACAACGCCTCATCTACGTAAACCTCTATCAACTTATAATCATTTTCATCGCAGAAAGATTGAATAGCTCTTATTTGAGCGTCAATGCTTTCTTCTCTCTGATTATCACTAGAGTATCTAGCATACCCCACCGCTCGCTTCATATGCTTGTGCCTCCTTTAAAAACTCCTCTGTCAAAGTTAAAATGAAATTTTTATAGATAGTTTCATCTAATATTTCTAGTTTTATATTCTCTTTCATTTACTCCTCCTCAATATCCGGTTTTTTGTCTTTCTAAGTTTTTATCATTCTTCTTGCAGTACCACTCGAACATCTCCTGTTCATCTCGGAAAATGTCGATTCCTAGAGAAATTAAGAAATGCAGTACGTCCACAAACTCTTCTTTCAGTGCGTCTGTAACTTCCGTATTTTTATGTTTTTTCCAACATTTAAAATCCGGATGTTCATTGAACATTTCTCCAATTTCTGCTACTAATGCAATTTTTCTGTGTAGAGTTGTTCCCTCTCTTGTTACTCCTGCGTTCTTAAAAACGATATCATCGAACTTCTTTTGTCTATCCCAGATTATTTTTAATCGGTCTTCCTCTTCTACTAACACCCACTCTAATAAATCAATCGCACGCTCAACGGTATAAAGATCTATATCTAAATCATTCAAATAGTCAAAAGCTGTTGGACTTGCTTTATCAATTTTATTTTCTAACTCAATCTTGAGATTTTTGTATGTTACTAATTCCGTCTTTATTTCTTCAAATGTTCTCATCTCTTATCTCCCTTCCACGACTGTATATCCTAATGCTCTAAGGTCATCACATATTGGTCTGTATGTTCCATCTCCTCTGTTGAACAGATGACCTATGATTGCATAATAAATTTTTCTTTGTTCTTCTTTGTTATCTGTGATTTTATCTAAAGTTCTATCAATAGCTCTTTCTTTTGGTCGGATTACTCTATAATCTGGATAATCAGAATCTTCTTGTTCAAAAATATCCATATACATTTCAAAAATCTTTTTAATCTGGCTCATGTAAATTTCTTTCATCTTATTTTCTCATCAATTTCCTTTCCTAATTTTTTTAAGCATTCATCGCAAAGTACAATAACAGTTCCTCCGGACGATTCATCCGCTCTAACTTCTAATATATTTACATCTCCAACTTTATTACAGCCGTTACATCGGTTGTTATAAAATTTATATCTTGTTTTATGCTGTTCAATTTCACTGTTTCTTATAAGTTTTATCATCTATTCTTCCCACCTCGCTTTTATAATATTTTTTCAAACTTTTTAAAAAATACATTTGTGTTATAAACCCCATAAGTTCAAAATTTTTTATTTTTATGTTTTCCCCTCTTCTTCGAATAATCAAAGGTCTAAAAGTCCCATAGCCATAACACTTAGAGTATCCACCTTTCCAATGCGCAGTAAATTCCCTCTTCTTTCTCAATTTTCTAAGCTTTAGTTTCATCTCCAAACTCCTTTAATAATTCTAAATTTTCAAAAACATTCCCAAGTATTTCAATATACACTCCCTCTTGAAATAGACATACACCTTTTTCTTGTTTTTCGTTTACAACCCAATAGCAGCTTTCCTCAAACTGTACTTCTCCAACAATGCTTGGAGCTCCGGGGGTCATAGACCGCATACGGACAATATCTCCTTCAAAAATCTCTCTTCCTATATGGTCCATCATTCCTGTGTATTGCATTAAGATAACTTGTTCATTTCCGTCTGGGTCCCAAGAATCCCATATGCAACCTTCTTCTATTTGCAGGGTAAAATTGTAAAAATCAATTTTTTTAGGAATAAACATGCATTTATATTTAGTATCCCAAGCTCGAAATTTATATTCTCTTTGTTTCATTCTGCAACCTCCTCCGCATATCGTGGTTCTTTTTCTTTTGTATAGCTTTCTAATTCATCTGCAATTCTCCTTAAATCGCTAGCTATTTTGGTTAAACCTTTTGTCATCTTTAAATTATTTCTAGGATTATTAATAGCTAATAGCATGCTTACATCTCTCCATCGTTCTGCAATCTGGTCGTTTAACTCCCATATGAACCCTATTAAAGTTGCATTGCACCCTAAATCGCTTTCGAAAGCTCTTTCTCTCATAGTTTTATAGTGAGAAGTACTTTCAAACAATTTTGCTTGTTTCATTCCACCACCTCGCACCATTCTTTTAAAGCTTGAAATTCTTGAAGTTGTCCTGCTATTTCTACTCCTATTCCTTTCACAACACCATAAGATTCGTTTTTAAATGTAACTTCTTTTCCATCACACATATCTACCCATGATGGGGCTTTGTTTGGGTCTATTTTATTTGTTGCTATACATTTTTCTCTACTAAAAACATATTTCATTCTCTATCATCTCCTACTTTCTAATCGGAAAATTTTTTCACGATTGATTTCTATTTTTTTTACATCAATTTTTCCTCATCATCTCTTGATGATTGCTTACGATATACATTGTTTCCCAAAACGTAAGTTCATCTAGACTTTCAAAATTATTTAAAGAGGTCTCTATGTAAAATTCTCCATTCTTGTCTATTTCGAATCTTATAGAGTTTTTATCTATTTCGAGTCTTGTGAAAATGTCTCCGTCTTCCATGCAGTTGTCGTCTAAATCTATATCAATATTTTCATAAACATCAGAAATTCTCTCTGCGTAACATTTAATTTTTTCTACTAATTTATTTATCTTTTCTAATTTATTCATTTTCTTCCTCCTCTTCTTCCTCCTCTATCCAGTCGGCTATATTTTTAATATCATCAGAATTATCTTTATAATTCCCACAGTTATTGCATTCAATTATTGTTTCATAATCGGATTCCTCAAGATCTTCTGGATACCCATTCTTGTCATAACTTGAATATTTTTCATATCCTCCAGATACTCTTTCAATAAAATCATTGCTTCCACATTTTTTACACTTCCACATTATTTCTCCTCCTCCAACAATTCAGGATTTTCATAAATGTTTCCAACAACCTCAATTCTATCTTTTTGATTGCAACAATAAAAAGTTTCTTCAATATCTTCTAAATCAATGACGAATTCAGCTCTATTATTGACATATTTGACAACACCGTTTATTTTTATTCTTTCATCATGTAAAAAATGTGGAACTTTTACAATATCTCCTTCATAGATTTCGACTCCATTTTTGTCTTTTAAACCTGTATATTGAATAAGCACAAATCTGTCTTTTTGATTCTTTAGCCAACAACCTTTATGTTTATCAAAGAAAAGTACCATATCATCACAGATTTGATAATTTGTGATTTTTTTAGTTAATCCATCCCAAGCTCTAAATTTAATTTCTCTCATCTTGTTTTATCAACTCCTTGTTTTCATAAATGCTCATTAAAACATTTCTAATTGTTCCACATCTTTCTGCGGATTGATTACTTTTTCAAGTGCTAACTGATACATATCTTTTTTAATCTCAAAGCCGTAGCTATTTCTTTTTAGGTCTTTTGCTGCTCTTAATGTACTTCCACTACCTGCGACTGGGTCGATAACAACATCGCCTTCATCTGTGAAAATCTCAATCAGTTTTTTCAGAACCCTTTGAGGTTTTTGCGTTGGATGTATTTTTTCAACTTCTCTCTTTTTGTCTTTCTCCCACTCAAACCAATTTTTTATCATTTTTTTATTGTTTCTAAATTTTGGAAGTTTGTCACGATACAATACCAAAGCATATTCACAAGCTCCAACAATTCTCATATTTGCTTTCAAAACTTGTGGACTTGAATTTTTAATAAAAACCAAAGGAATGTACTTTTTAATTCCGTATTTTGCAGCATAATCAATGACTGTTTGAAACTGTTGAAATGCACAAAACACAATCATACAAGGAGCTTGATTTTTTTCTTTCGGCTCTGGTTTTAGCATTTTAGAGCAAAAATGGAAGAATTCTGCTATTTTGAAATTGTGGTCTGTGTCGAAAAAACTTTTATTTGCCTTTTTGCTTTCTCCGTTTTTGTTATCTCCTCCGATATACCATTCGGGACTGCTTGCATAAGCATTGTTCCCTAGATTGTATGGAATATCTGCGATAATTAATTGCGCTTTGGGGATCCCGTATTTTTTATAATTTTGGTTATGGTCGTTATAAAGTTCACATTTCACTTGTTTACTCATCATTTTTCTCTTCCCCCAATCTCTTCCAACCTGCGTCTATGTTCTCAAAAACCCACTCATTGAACATTTCTTGTAATCTAACTTCATTTTCAAGAATTTCCTTTGCTTCTTTCTCTGAATATCCATAATCTTCTACTAAATCAATAATTTCTTCCACCTCTGCTCCTACATATCTTGTTGAAACATAAAATTTTACTTTGTATTTACTCATGTCTCCAAACCTCCTGATATGCTTTCTTTTGTAATTCACGTGCTTTTTCTGCTTGTTCTTCGGTTTGGAAGTAGTTGCTGAAATTGTAGTTATCATCATCAAACATTGTTCTTCCGTCCTGTATTCTTAAGATTCGTCCTGAGATATTTACAGAGTAATACCAACCTCCCTCTTCCGCTCTCCACCTTTTAGGTTTTCCATATTTTTCATTTATACGTTTTACAAACTCTTCTAATCTTTCTTTCTCACTTTCCTCAAGTAATATGCAATTCGGTATTTCTTCATACTCGTCAATTACAATACTGTACATAAAAATACAACTTTTACATTCTTTTTTTAATTTCAATCGCAACGTTTTGTTTTCGTATTCTTGCACTTCGTCATGTAAGTTAAATAGTTCATTCTTCGTAATTCTCCACGCCCATTTATCCCATACTTGTTTGAATTCTATTTCCAATACTGTCTGTTTTTCCATGCTTTCCTCCTAATTATTTTTCTTATAATATCTTTTGCAAGTTTTCTCATTTAACTTAACTTTCTCCGCTATATCTTTCCAAAACATTCCTTGATTTCTTAATTCTAAAATTTCAGGAACTTTGGAAAGAATATAATTCCTCTTCACTCTTGCCGCCTCACTAGGAACTCTCGGCTTTTTTTCTTGCATTTCGATTTTCTCGATTGGCAATAACATTTTCTGTACAATATATAGTTTTTTATTTATCTTAAATGTTAGATATTTCGGGTTTTGTTGCCCTCGATTCTTTTCTTTGCAAAATAGAAAAGCTTGTTCCGGGTTATTGAAACTTTTTATTCTTTTCATTCTAATCATTTTCCGCCCTCCTGTATGCCTTGAACTGGTTCGGATAAACCAGTTTTAGCTTCTCTATCATGGAATCCGTTAAGTAAATTCCACGAATCCCATATTTTTCATAAGCCCTTGCGTCTGCATGGATTTCTGAATGATGTTTTCTGCACAAGCAAGTGACTCTCTCATTTCTTCCGTCATCTGTCTTATATCCTTTGCTCCCTCTTTGGTCTACATGGTGGAGCTCTCCCACGTTCCCACACACTTCGCAAGCTTTGTATTTCAAACAGAACCATACATAATGCTCGTATTCCTGTTCTTTGAGCATTTCCGTAATAGCCTTTCGGAAAGGAATGTTATGTTCTTTCAATAAAGCTAAGCTAAAATCAATTAGTTCTGTCATTTTCTGCTTGCTAAATAAATTCATAGCAACCGAGAACGTTTTTTCTTTTTTGAAATACATATCCTGCATGGATTTTATATGGGCTAATTTTAAATCTAAGCGTTGTTCCTCGCTAAGCCCTACCATTTTATCCACGAAAGACTGAAACTCCTCTATCGGCTTGCTAGACGGCTTATAGTCCATTACCGATAAGAAAGCCTGTTTCAATTGAAACCTTGCTTTCTCATGTGCCAATAGGTCGGGAGTTGCTCCAACCTTGTTCCCTGTATTCCAGTTCGCTAGGTCGGAGGCTATCCATTCCCATGTCCTATGTTGTTCTGCTGTGTGTGGTATAAATTCTTTCATTATTCCTCCAATGTTTTCACAATCTTTTTCAGATTGCTTACAATTCTTTGAATTTCTTCTTTTTCAATCAGCTTTTTATCCGAATTGTAGGCGAAAACTCTTAGCTTTCGTCCCAATTCTTCCAACTCTTCTCCTGTTTGTTGTAATTTATACTGTTGCATTCTCTTTCCCATAAGTCCTCCCAGTTTATTTTATTTGTAGATTTTTGTTTTTAACAATTCTTGCCCCTTGTACTTCTTCCCCTGCTTTGATAGCTTTTTTAATTTCTGTTTTAGAGATTGTCTTATCTATTTTTTCTTCAATGAACTTCTCATCAATCAAGCTTTCGTCAAAAATTTCCACCGCTTCCGAGTTGCTAAAGCATAATTTTCCGATTGGAGTTTCTATCTTTTCGATGTTATAGGACAACATGCAAGTTTTCACCCAATCCTCGAAATTATTTAATTTTTTCTTTCTTTTATCTTTCATTTTAGAAAGTCTTTCGATTTCTTCATCAATCGCTTGGATAGTTCTTTTTTCATTCCGAAAAACCGCAATGATATTTTGCGATTTTGCTTGAATATCCTTTGCTATTTCCTCTTTCCAAACTGCTAATTGATTTTTATCTTCTGTCATTTCTCCGGTTTCAGGATTGATTCCTGATTGAATTATTTCCAACTTTTCCATATAATCATTTGCTACTTCATAAAAATTCATAATCATTCTCCTTTCTTTGCTTTTAATTTTAAGTTAATATCTTTCAATTCTTCCACAGTGCAGTCTTCTAAGGTTAATTTTTTGTATCCGGCTATGATGTCATAAACAAAACTCCTGTCTTTTTCTTCTTTCATTCTTCCGTTGATTGCTTTAATAACCATATCTTTCTTTTCTTCTTCCGATAATTCCGCTTTTTCACTTTTTATTCCATATCTAAAAGCAACTATATTTTTAGAATCCCGGATTTCCAAAGCTGTAATAATTTTATTTCTTACATCAATCCGAGATACATGGAATTTATCCGCGATTGCGTATTTCCCATTGTTTTCTTTTAGATATTTTTTTTCGTTTATCCAAATGAATGGAGCGGTATATAGCTCCCGCCCTATCCCCCAGTTAAAGCAAGCTCTTTTGAAGCTGTCGCTTGCAAGTCCTTTTTCTTTTTCCGTAAAACTTTCTGTTCCTGTATCTTCTTTTTCTATCCATATTTTTTTATCTTCATCATAGATAGATACAATACAGTTCGCATTTTCACGGCTGTGTTTTCTTTGCCAGTTCATAGGTCCCACTGTTTCATCTAATAGGTCCATATCCACTCTGGCGTTTTTATACAACAACAACGAAAATCCATTAGGTTTTACAACTTGTGGTTTTACGTCGATTTCTTCCGCTAATAAACTTCTAAATTCTATTTTCATAACTCCCTCCTATAAAATTTCGTCTCCCCAACATATCAAAGCACCGATTCCAATGCCTATCATGAAAGTCCATACTTTTGTAAACCAATCGTGATAAGGCGGTTCTACCATGCATATGTAGAAAAAACTCATAAAGATAAATAAGACAAAGAAAAATCCGGCAACGTTCCATATTTTATCTTTCATTCTTCTATACCCCCTTAAATTCCCAAGTGTTGAAAGAAATAACTTCTTCCCCGTCTAACAAATAAACTCTATGTTTAAGATACCCGTTGTAATGGTCGTTGTATTCCCACCCGGTATCTTTTACATATGTTCCTCCCAACTTTTCAATTTCTTTATTTGATAATTTCACTAATTTCATCTTTTCTTCCTCCTTGAAATCCAAAAGTATCTAAATTCAATTTATGTATCCACTCGGTTGCTTGGTCCAGCAATCCGTCCAGCATATCCCAAGCGTCCGATTGACAAAACTCTCTACCTTCTTCCCTGTCCCAAACCGTTAATACCATGTTTGGGTGTCTGTCGTATTCTCCCTCGTACCTACATTCGAGGAAGAAATCCACTTTTGATTCATCTGCCAGTTTTTGAAATTCCCTCATTTTTTCTTTCATTTTTCCGCCTCCTTATATTCCCCATTCTTCCTGAGTGGTTTCCCACTCTTTGATATATTTTTTGAATTCTTCCGTTCCGTGCACAACATCCTCCGTATACCATTTCCCACGCACCAAGCACTCTACTCGGTACTTTTCCTCATCTCGCAGGATTCTGTATTCCTCTTGATGGTTTTCTGAATTTTCCAAAGCAGTAAATGCTCGGATTGTTTTCATAGGTTCCTCCTTTATTTCCGATTTAATCGGAAATTATTTTTAAAAAATTTAGGAGTATTGTTTTAACTCCTTTACAAATACATTATATCCGATTTAATCGGAAAAGTCAAGAAAAAGTTTTATTTTTTTCGGAAATTATATTATAATCTTTATAAAATGAGAGAAAATGGAGGTTGTTTATGGAAACATTAGGTATTGTTTTGAAAAAACTTAGAGAAAGAAAAAATATAAGTATAATAGAATTGGCGGAAAAAGCAGGAGTAGGAAAGGGAACTGTAGGAGATATAGAAACAGGAAGAAGTAAGTCAACCATAAAAACATTAGAAAAATTATCAAAAGCACTTGGATTAAAAGAAGAAGAAAGACAAGAATTATTTTCAGCTTTTATGCCAAACGATATAGGGAAGAAAATTTTAGATCCAAGAGTGGCGAGTCTTAACAAGCGAGAACTGAACCAATATGAAGTTACATTATCACAAGCTTCTTCATTTTTTGGGGATGAGAAAGTATCAGAAGAAGATAAGAAAAAATTGTTGGATGCTATGACAGAAATGTTTTTCATAGGAAAAGCTAAAAACAAAGAAAAGTATGCTAAAAATAAAACAGATAAAAAGTAGGTGTTGTCATTGAATATTAAGTTAAGGGTTAAGAATTTGATTGAACGGTGCGGCACAAGAAATCTTTTTAAAATATGCAAGAAACTTAATATTGAAGTATTATTTATGGATTTAGGAAATATTAAAGGCTTTTATAATTCTGCGGTTGGGAATAAATTTATAGCTATCAACGAGAAACTGACAGAATGGGAAATTAAGATTGTGTTAGCTCACGAGTTAGGGCACGCACTTTTACATTGCGACAAAACAACACGATTTTTATTAGACCATACTAAAATAGTTAGGACAGCAAGACAAGAAAAGGAAGCTAATGAGTTTGCCGCTTACTTGTTAGAGGGAATTTTAGGAGAGGAACGTATTCCGGAAGAAGAATTATTTTTGAAAAGAGAAATTTTGGAAGAAATAATGGAGTATTTGGGGTAAAAAATAGAATAAAACATTCCCAAAATATTCCCAAAATATTCCAAGAAAAAATTGGAAAATCGAAAGAAATCAATTAAAAAAAATAAAAAAAATAAATAGTTAGGAGGGAAAAATGAAGAAATTGGTTTGTATGTTGTTTTTAATTTTGTCTTTCGTATCTTTAACAGAAACTGTAATCATCACAAAAACAGGGCATTGTTTCCATGCTTCCGAAAATTGCAGAGGACTTAATAGAGCTAAGTATCTCTATAAAGTTGATGTTACAGAAGCACAAGCAATGGGACTAAGACCTTGTAAATTTTCTTATCCAGGTGGCTATCACAAACCAAAAGAAAAACAACAAGTTTCTATGTCCAGAAAAGAAATCGACAGGAGATTATCTTCTCTAGGGTATACAGGAAAAAACGCTGTTAGAGAGTTCCAGACAGATTATGGGTTAGTTCCGGATGGTAAAGTAGGGCGAAATACTATAAGAGTTCTAAAAGAAAACACGTACTAAAATTTATTCAAGGAGGAAAGATGAAAAAGATAATACTAGGATTTATTCTTGCTTTGTTGTTCGTATCGTGCGGAAACGATTTTAGAAGTTCTTACGACAAAGAAAAATTAAAAAAGTGGTTTCCACATGCAAAATTCGAGGGAAACCAAATGAGAATCAAAGATACTTTTGGAGAATTTAAAATTTACGTATTTCAAAATGAAGATGAAGTTTTAAAACTAAGGAAGAAGTTAGATGACGAAATGCAAATAAAAGGTATACGCAATATGGATCCGCAAAAAGATTCGGCGACATATAGCAACCTGGATTCATACACTGTTTATTTTTTAAAAATAGAAGATTATGCAACTCCAAAAGGGAAAATAGCTGTTATGGTAGCGGAAACGAACGCCGAAATAAACAGTTACACCTTTTTAGAATTCAAACAGTACTTGCCGAAAATAAAATTATATTTGCAAGATTCTAAGAAAAAATGATAAACCTAAGCCGCTTAAAAAAGTGGCTTTTATTTTTTTATTGACATTTCCGAAAAAAACGGATAATATAATATTGAGGTGAGAGGAAATGAGAAGTAAAAACTTTTGCAAAAAACTATATTCAGAAATCGATTTATTTCTGAGAGAAAAGAAATTGAATAGATATGAAGTTGCAGAAAAAATGGGCGTTTCAAAACAAAATGTTTCTGATAATTTATTAAAATTAAAAGATGGAAAGCCTGTTAATTTAGGCTGGATATTAAAATTGGAAGAAACTTTGGATACTATTTTTTTGTTTTTAAAATCCGAAAAAAACGGAAATTGTAAATAATAAGGAGCGTGAGGAGATGAAATTTAATATAAAGGACCCTAAACTAACGCCGATTTTGTTAGCGTTAGCAGTTCTAATGAATAGTGTTGTGATTTTAATCAATGTTTTAAAGAAATAAAATAGAGACAATGGCAATAGAAACACAACCCCTAGAGAAAGGAGGGAGCATGGAAATAAGTGTTATGTTTGGAGCTATAGCAGGTGCGGTAGTTTTAATTGCTCACACTTTCAAAGATGAGAGCAAAATCAAATATTACGTATTACTGGTTCTGGCATTTTTAATTTGCTGCATAAATGTCTATATTCAATTAAAATTCCGTTGCATATAGCGATTGCATTTTTCCGAAGTGTTTTTAGCTCTTTTTCGACATCGTGGTTAGCTTTGATAGCAGCCTCTACAATTGTATAGTTTGTGTGAAATGCTGCAATTCTTTCTTGAGAAGCTTTTTCGAAGTAAGAAATATTTTCTACTAAAAATTTGCTTAGTTGTGAGAAATTTTTTAGGAATTCATAGTCAGACATTATTTCGTTTTCGTTCGCCATAATAGTGACCAACCCGAAAGAAAAAGAAATATAGAACTTAGAATATGCTTTTTCTACTCTTTCACGAAGGACACTACGCTGATATTTCTTTTCTTCATATCTCAATGTCAAGTAGTGGACCACGATAGCTAAGAAGAAAGGTAACACAATTTTAAGAATTTCTAATCCTATTTGAGAACCGGTTGTTGTTTGTTCCATAAAAAATACCTCCAAAAATTTATTTTTATTATAACTTTTTAGGGAAAGAAAATCAATTGAGTTAGGCTTCTCATAAAAAAAAGCCGTCAGCGGCTCTCTCTTAACAATTGTAAGCTAAGAGCAAGCAATTGGACAAAGATAGCTAGAGAGAAATGTTGGTTCAAGTGTTGTACGTACAACAGGGCAAGCAGAGTTTCAGAATTATGGTAGTATTCACGCCGAGCATTCTCTCGTTTTGCCCCTTGAATTAGAGGGCTCTACTCCTTAATAAAATTATATAAAGCCATACTTATCTGATATTTTTTCCGAAATCAAGAGCCCTCGAATTGAAGTTTTGAACTGTCTGTAATCTGTTCAGCTGTCAACTATTAGTTGATAGCTCGGAATTTGTTGTTTGAATTGGAAGCCTCTCCCCAAAGCCTTTGGAAGCTCTGGGGATTAAGGGGTTTCTTGTTGAAATAATAAAGAGAGAGTATCCAAAGGCTCTCCTAAAACTAAGGAGGTAAAAAATGAGATTCATAACGACCCTGAATAATCAAAAATGTATGGAATGGGGATTAAATGCCACACAAGGTATATTGGTTTCTTTGCTATATGAAGCCAATTCTTGGGCAAAAGAAATTATTATTGAAGATAAAGTTTACTATTTCGTATCAAGAAATTTAGTATTACAAGAATTGCCTATGTTTTTTGAAAAAGCGGATACGGTTTATAGAACTTTGAAAGTATTGGCTGAAAAAGGAATTATTGAGTACATAAAACATAAAAACATGGACTTGATAAGATTAACTGAAAAAGGAAAAACTTGGAATTTTATCAAAAATAACTCGGAAAAAAATCCGACTTTGGAAGAAAACTCGGAAAAATTTCCGAGCGAACTCGGAAAAAAATCCGAAAACAACTCGGAAAAAAATCCGACATATAAAGATACTAATAAACATAAAGATATAAATAATAATATAAAAGAAAATATTAAAAGAAAAATCCTCGTTCAGTTGGAGCAGGAGGATATGCAAACTTCACTTAAAGAAAAAATAAAAGAATGGGTGGAGTTTCGTTCTGAAATAAAAAAGCCACTCAAAACATATCGCCCTATATCTAAAATTTTGAATTCTAGTTGGGTACGACAGCCTGACGCTATTAAATTCATGGAATGGTGCATGAATCACGAATGGCAGGGATTGGAAGAAGAATTTTATTTAAGTTTTTGCAAAACAAAAACAAAAAAAATTCCGGAAGAAATAAAACCGGAAGACTACGCAAGGGAGGTGGAAGAATACTATGCAAGCCTTAAGTAATTACAGTATTCATGAAGAATATGAAAATATCTTAAGAAATCCGCAAAATTACGAGGGAAAAGAGATAGTTTTGATGACCTGTCCAAAATGCAACAAGCCTATTCTAAAAAGATTGGAAGACGGAATGGAAATCGCTATGGATTGTGATTGCATGATAAAAGAGCGAACTTTGAAGAAAATACAGAAATTCCAAAAACTTTCTATCATTGACAGAAATGCAGGGAAAGACGTATTTTCAAATGCAAAAACAGAAAGCAAAGAGGAGCAGGAACTCTATGAAAAAATTCAGAAATACACAAGAGGATTTAAAATCGCATTAGAAAAAAATTGCGGTTTGCTCTTTACCGGAGTTCCGGGCAACGGGAAGACGTTCTTGGCAAACTGTATTTGCAACAGCTTAAAACAAAAAGGATATACCGTTCTAAGTTTTTCTATGAGCGGATATTTGAGGACAATTCAAGACAGTTTCGGAAAAAATGACATGACGGAAACAAACTTATTATCCGCTGTTAGAGATGTGGATCTGCTTTTCATTGATGACTTAGGGAGTGAAAAACTAAGTGAAGAATGGGGAAAGTCAAAATTGTTCGCTTTGATAGATGAGAGATACCGAGCCGGTAAGCCGATTTTAATTACGACGAACCTAAGCCTATCTGTTTTGGACGAAACTTTGAAATTTAACAAAGTTGACAAAATAACAGACAGAATCTATGAAATGGTTCGGATTATTCCGTTTACATGGGGAAGTAAGAGAAGAAAAACAAAAAAACAATACTGGGAGTAAGAGGGAAAATTATGAAAATTAACAAATATCCGGATGAGTATATAGAAAGCTTGGTAAACGTCTCATAGACAAAGAAATTACGGAGCAAGAATACAACTTGCTAAGAGGAACAGGAATAAGAAGTCATGAACATGTATTAAAAAAATTTAAATTTGAAAGGAGAAAAAAATGAAAAAAGTGTTGAAAACTAAGAACGGAAAAAGCGTGAAGAAAGATGATATTCAATCCGCTTTCAGTGTTGTAAAAACGATTTTACTAAATAAAGGACATCGTGTCAATATCGCATTGACAAACATCAACAAAAAAGAAGAAGCAGAAAAGAAAGTCATGGATTTGCTTGATGAATATGCAGATAACAAATATCGCAAACTCCAACCCGAAGAACACGCTTGCAGCTGCAAAGAAAAAGATAAATATATTGAGAAATTAGAAAAAATGAGCGAGGATCTGCTTGAAGAAAATGTAGAACTTTACATTCGGGCAGGAAAAAGATATTGGAAAGAAGCTTGTCTTTGGCTTGCAGCCATAACCGGTTGGCTCGCATTTGTCATAGCCTTAATTGTGGGGTAAGGCTATGAAGCAAGTGTTTAAAATCCCAATCAAAATCAACGGAAAAATGGGATTGAATAAAATTTACGCCGGGATTCATTGGGCAATCAGGAGCAAGGACAAAGAAAAGATGAGATTGCTGGTAAGAAGTGTTGTAGGATTAAATCACAAACAATACGAAAAACCGGTTCATTTGAAAATGTCTTTTAAGTCCCGGTTGGACGTAAGCAATCATGCGTATTTATTTAAGCTAATTGAAGATAGCTTAGTAAAATGCGGAATTTTAAAAGATGATACAGATAAATACGTTGGAAAAATCACACTTGAGAAACAAAAAAGTTTTGACGGCGTGATAGTGGAAATGGAGGAGATAGAGGAATGTTAATAATTTTCGTTTATATGATAATGTTGGCTTGTTGTTGTGCTTTATTCATATACTTGTCTTTTATTTTTAACAGTATCGAAACTTTATAAAATTTTAATTCTGGCTTTGTGAGAGTTCGAAATTAGTGCTTAAAACAACTTAGGTATATAATTAGTCATCAAAGAAAATTTAGGGGGCTTAAATGGCTTATGTGAGCATAGAAGAAATTCCAAACTTAATAAAAAAGCTTGGGAGCGGGAGGTATGAAATTACTGTAAAAATAGATAAGAAAGGTTCCCGGATTATTCATTTTTCTAAGAATGAAAAATTTGAATGGGAAGAATTGAAAAAAATTTTGGAAAGTACTTGATTTTTTATAAGAAAAAGGGTATACTTAAAATAAGTTAATGTGAACGCATTTTTTTAGAGTATTACTAGAGTAGAATTTAAAATTATAGTTTTTAAAACCTTTAGTTTGAGTATTACTATAGTAGAATTTAAAACTAGATTTTTAAAAAAGAAACTTCGAGTATTTCTATAGTAGAATGTAGATTAAAAAAACAAAAACAAAAACAAAAACAAAAACAAAACATTAGAGGGTATAACCCTCTTTTGTTTTAAAAAGGAGAAAAAATGATAAGAAAAAAAGAAAATAAAATCTTCATTTCTGCTTCCGATTGGATACATTCTGCATCTATTGTGGGTTTGATACAATACTTGAAATTCCATAATAAGAATTTCGAAATAAAAGAAATGGAAATTGCAGGAATTTTTGATGAATTTCTTATTTTTGACAGGCAAGCTATCACGGAAAAAGAATATTTGCAATTTGTGGAAGCATTTTATCAGATAAAAGATACTGAAAAATATGGTTCTGTCAAAGAATTTTTTCTAAAAAAAGAGCATTTATACAGCAATTACTGTAATAAGAAATATTTTTTAAAAGAAGAAGAAAACGCACCTTGCCGGGTAAAAGGCTATTATTTTGACGCTGCACGAAAGGATAAAAGCACGAATTGGGGCTTTGAAAAAGGCGTGGATTATCAAGATAGTAGAATGTTTGATTTTTTACCTTTTGCATTTTTAGGCAATAATCATGAAACACTTTTTCTGAATAATAATTTTTATTTGAAAACATTAGAAAAAATGTATCTCGATTTCAAAAATGAACCGGGAGGCACTGCTTTTGAAAAAATCATAAATTTAATACAGCACAATAAATTAAATCATTCAGTTGAATTGATTTATAAAGATAAGAGAAATAAGTACTTTGAATCTTATTTTTTACATGATAGTATGATAAAGATTTTTAGAATTGTTGAGTTAGAAAAAGTCAATCATATTTTGAGGATGTCAGAAACGGAATATGTGAATGTGCTTAAAGAGATATTTTTCAATGTACTACATCAAGAAAATTTAAATGAATTGCTTGATAGATTGATTGCTTTATACAGTAAATATCCAAATGCGATTCTGCATGACACGATTGACGAAATGATAAAGTTGAATATAGAAATAAAAAAAACAGCGTTTTAACGCTGTTTTCATTATTTTTCTCGTTCTTCTTTCGGAGGTGGATAATATGCGTAAGTGGCGTTGTCGTAATAATCAAAATAATGCGATTCGCCTTTTTTGTCGACGAAATGAACAAGGCAGTACTTTTCGTCGATTTCTATATCATTATCCGTAATGAGAACTACATTTTTATTTTTTTTAAAAATGTATATTCTCAATTTTAATTTTTTGTCATTTAATAGTTTGTGTATTTCTTTGAAATCGTTGGGTTTATAAGTATTTTTTGTTTCGTAACTTTCAGAATCTATATACATAAAGCTCCCGTTTTCTTCTGTGCGATTTCTAATAATCGCACATCTAAACGCATAATCATCTTTTTTAAGCATTATATCATTTTTTTCTAAATGTTTTGCTATTTGTTCTTCTATTACATAGCGAAGTTCATTCGCTGGCTTTTCTTCTTCTTTTTTTCTTTTTTGAAATTTTTTATCAATCCTTTTTAACAATTCAAGTATATCTAATACTTGCATTGTTTCTGTAGCTTTGAATATTTTATTGTCTAAACGATATTCAAACGTCGTTTCTGTAGTTTTAAGAGACGTATATAATTTGTCTTCTAAATCGACATAGAACGTCTCAATGAATTGAGTTTTTATCTCTTCGACGCTTGGACCTCTATGCTTATAAAGAGGGTTTTTATAAACTGCCCCTCTCATATCACCCCATTCCCCCGCCTCAGCGTCTATCACAAAAATTGTGTGATAGCGCGAATGGCTGTCGAAGAAAATGTCTTCGATAATTTCTTTTGTTTCTTCATCAAAGAATTTTGGCAGAATAGCGTATCCTTCGTCTTTGATTTTTGTTAAAGACGAATAATGATTGCTATTTAACAATATTTTTCGAGCTTCTTCATAATTTTCTATTTTCATATTAATTCTCTCCTCTCTCTTGCAAAGATTTTAAATTAATATCTTTATAAGTATAGTCGTAAGCATAGTAGTAGTAATCGTAGTAGTCGAAATATTGGCTCGACGCGTTTCGTTCGTTAAAGAACGAAACAATACAATGTTCTTCATCGACTTCTACGTCGTTATCTGTTATCAGCACAACGTTGGAAGTGTTTTTGAACGTATACACTTTTAGATTTAGCTCTTTTTTTTCTAACAATTCGTATAGTTCTCTATAATGTTCATATGTCAATGCAAAATCACTTCTTAAAATATGGCGGTCAATCGTCATAAAATTCCCCCAAGCTTTTGCTCTGCTGTCTCGAATGACAGCACATCTGAAATAATAATCATAGTTTTCTAAAACTATGTTATTTTTTTTCAGATGTTCTTTTATTTTATTGTTGATAAGTTCTGCTAAGTCAAAGAAATATTTTCTATTTAACTTATCTAATATTTTTTCGAATTTAAAATCTTTTTTCAAAATGTTCAAAGATTTTGAAATTTCTTCATCATAAAAAGTTTCTGATAAAATGCTGTCAATATTCTTTTTTATGATCTCTTTTTTTTCTTCGTTTTTTACAGCTGAATGTAATTCGTCTTGCATTGTGTTTATAATTTTGCAAGCAACATATTCAGCTATTATATCTTCGTCGTCTCGAGATTCGCGATCAATATGAAAATACACCGCGTCTGGAGCGTATTTCATCGCTTCTAAAATGAAATTTTTATCAAACCTAATTTCTATTCCTGCGAAATAGAAAGCTTCTTCCGGCTCGTCTGAGCACAAGCCGGCGATAACGACTTCTTTATCGTTTCGAAGTCGTTCACTAGCGTAAAGTATATTTGACCCTTTTAACTTTACAGCTTGCATGACGGTTTCTTTATCATCTCTTAAATCGTCGCAAGCATAATGTAAAGCAATCGAATCATCTTTCATAGCGACTAACAATTCTTGTTTGTTAAAATATTTCATTTCATTCATATTTATTCCTCCTAATTTTTCTTGAATTTTGATAAAATTAGTTGTATAATATACACAACCAAACTCACGTGTAGTGAGATTTAAATAAAACATATTTGTTTTGGGAGGGCTAGTGAGAGCCCTCTTTTTTCCTTATTTTTTTATTGTTTCTAAAATTTCTTCGAGGTTCTCATATTTTTCTGTGTCTTCGACAGCTTTCAAAATATCTTTGTCGTCACATTTTTTTAGTAAAATGCTTTCGATATTTTGTTTTATAAATTCTCTTTTTTGTTCTTGATTTTCTATATCACATTTCAATTTATATTGCATTGTTCGCAATAAACTATTAGAAATGTTTTCTAAGACTACATCTGTATCTTTTTGTAGTCTTTCAGAGGCAAGCAACAAAGAGATATCATATTTACCTCTCATCGCTTGCAAGACGAATTCTTTGTCGTCTTTTAACTCTTCAGAAACATATTTTAAGCACCAGTTATTATACTTTATAATTTCACTTATGAATTGCTTGTCATTTTTCAATTCGTCAGAGGCAAATTTTAATGCCCAGTTATCTCGTTTTACAGCAGTTAAAACGACTTCTTTGTCGTTTTTTAATTCATCAGAAGCAAATTCTAATCCGTAGCCGGTTGTTTGCACGGCTAACAAAGCAATTTTTTTGTTGCTTCTTAATCTTTCTGTCGCAAATTCTAATGCTGAACCATCACTTGAAATTGCTGCTAAGATGACGTCTTCATCATCTTTTAATTCTTCTGCTGCATATCTTAAAATTCTTCCCTGCTCACGTACAGCAGAAATGACAAGTTCTTTGTCTTTCTTCAATTCATCTGAAGCAAGCTCCAAAGCTCCGCCATTTTTTTTAGCCGCTTCAATCATGAATTCTTTATCAGCTAATAATTCTTTTGAAGCTCGCATAAATGCCCAATCATTTTTTTTAATTTCTTCTAACATTTTTTGCTTTTCTGACAATAAATTCTCGTTCATTTTTCCTCCTTTATTCCGCTGGGTCGTAAAGCACAGCGGAATCCTCGATAATTAAAACATCCTCATCTTCTCCGAATGCCATTTTTCCAGCAACGGAGAACCCTTTATATTTTCCGGCAATTATATCAATGATACAATCGCCGTTTTTCCCTACATTGTCTTTATCTACATTTACATCTGTAGATAAAGACACTGATCCTTTGATTTCTTTCCATTTTTTCATTTTCATTTCCTCCCTCTCTTTTTCAATAATCGTTTTGAGTTCTTCCAATTCCTTTAAGTTCGCGAACTCCTTGACGAACTTTTTGGCTTTCGATTTGTAGTCCGAACGGTTTTGGTTCGAACTACCTTTCTTTGTCTCTCGGTAGCGTTTGTTCGCCGCTACTTGTTGTTCCGACGTGGCATAGCCACGTCTTTTCTTTTTTTCTTCCAATTTTCCTCCTTTTACTCTAAAAGTTCATATTCTTTTAGAGTTTCTTCACTTAATTTTTCGCTATAAATTAGCTCGCCCCAAGCGGCTCGATTTATAGCTTTTACATATTCTTTCTTTTCATAGTTCTGAAAAGAAATTAGATTTTCTTTTGGATAAGTCAAAGGTGCAATCGGTCTCAAAATACTGTAATATTTATACATTACAGCCACCCCCCTAGCTTAAGCACTTCTTTGATAGAAAGTGCTTTTTTTCTTAGAATTAACATTTCGACAGTCCAAGTGATTTTGTAAATAAAATCACCTCCCTTTTCCATTATCGTCCGCATGTCATCACCTCTCCAAACTCGTAGAAGTCGATACCTTGAAAGGTATCTTCTTCATACCCGTAAAGGGTTTTTCCAGCATGGGAAATTGTGAATAATTCACGACTTCCCATGTTTGTAGCCTCGTACGAGTATTCGAAGCTACAAATACCGTTTCCGTAGAGACAGATTCCGCTTTCTGTCTCTGATTGAGGGTACCAGCAGCACCCTCCCTCTACAACGTCATGTTGTAGAGTTATAAAATTTTTAAAATTTTTCATATTCACCACTCCTTTTTTTTCTTTTATTTTTGAAGGATTTGTGGTATAATACTTATAGTGATGTAAGTATCGTTACCACTCTACCCCAGAGGGGTGGGGTGCAACTATGAATTTGATTTTTTAATCTCAATCGTTAGTGTCCAGCTCCCGATTTTGATTATAAATCTTATCTTCATTTGTGCCACCCCCTTTCTGGTGTAGCTTGTGTAAGGTCTTTCGCCCTTCACACTTTGAGTATAACATAACTATCTAGTTATGTCAATAACTTTTTTTAAATATTTTTGTAGAACTGTAAAAAGTCCAATAATACCAATGAAAAAAGTTAGAAAAAAATTTTAAAAAATTAAATATTAGATATATTTTACAGTCTATAAAGTAGACGGGATATATAAGATTACATGTAAAGAAGCATGTATTTTTATGTATCTCGTCTTTTTTGTTTAATCAAGCGAAAATGGGGAGGTGTCTGTATGTGAGCACAAGAAATGAAGTATATAAGCTGCTAGCAATAAAGACAGAAATAAATGACATAGTAGACATCTTACAAGTAAGCAGACGTACAGTAGAAAGATATGCGAAAGAGTATAGCGACACACTAGCGACAAAAGACAAAAAAGCGACAACGACAAGCGACAGAAAGCGACGAAAAGAGATTGCAAGGGCTCATATAGAGACGGGTTCGAGCATTAAAGAAGCAAGCGAACTAACACAAACACATATAAGCAGTGTAAAGAGATTAAGCAGTAAAGAGCGTTTACAAACAAAGCAAGCTGACTTTCTAAGACGTTTAAGAGACGAGCATAAAGAGATGATTTTGCAGAATAAACGTGACAGATTAGAGATAAATACAAGAATTAAAGCAGATTTGGCAGTATCTGAATCTGACAAGCTAACGCAAGAAATGCTACTGATGAATGAAAAGACTGAACAAACGATATTAGAGAGCGAACGGCTAGACAAGCTTGAACGATTTGAGTTCGAGAAAGAAGTACATAAGAGCAAGCTAAAAGCTGAAATGCTAGAAAAAATCGAACAAATGAGCGATAAAGAGCTTGAAGAATTGCAAAAGTTTCTTGAAGAAAAAGAAAAGTTTGTAAATGTAGAGTGAACAAAGTGATAAAAATATACGATGAAATACTTTTATTTGTAAAGCGAGAGTAAACATGAGCTTATTAAACTTAGTAAAGAAAGAGATAAAAAAAAGAAAGCAAGCACAAGCGACATACTATAAATTTAATGCTAGACCCTACCAAAAACAGCTGATACAGTCGTTTGATGAGGGTGTAAAGTTTTTTCTTATTTGCTGGGCAAGACGGCTTGGAAAAGACCTTTTAACGTTAAGTTTAGCGTGTAGAGAGTGTATAAACAAGCCAAATACGGTAGTTTATTACATATTCCCGACGATGAAGCAAGGAAAAATGATGATTTTGGACGGCTACACGAATGAGAGAAAAAGACTGATTGATGAAGTGATAGATATAAATTGTTTAAAATTGCCTTTAAAGTCTGATAAATTCTATCATTCAGACAATACATTGCAATTTAAGAATGAATCTAAAATTTATTTCGTCGGCTCACAAGACGCTAACACGAAAGTTGGGGGAAACCTCGATTTATTGATAGTTTCGGAAATGGCATTGATACAAAATGACGACATTGTGACATATCTAATACCGTCTGTCATTAACGTAAAAGGGCGTATAATCCTTGTTTCTACGCCACGTTTCGGCTCAAAATTTAATGAAATGTTAGAAAAAACAGGCGATGAGTGGGAAAAGTCTATCATAGCAGCAAACAGCGAAGAAGCAGTAGATGAAGACGGAAATGCGGTATATACAGAAGAAAAGTTAGCGGAAGCAAGAACGCTTATGAGCGATAGTAAATTTAGACAAGAATACTTGTGCGATACAGACGTAGCGAACGAGGAAGCTATTTATGCTTACAGCTTGTCTCGAGCGGAATGGGTAGATAGTTTAGACATAAGCGGCAAGAAGCTCTATGTAAGCGAGGATTTGGGAATTAACGATAGTACAGCGTTATGCTTTGTTATAAATAACACTGTGATACATCACTATGCGAATGTAGATAAGCCGACAATTCACTATATACAGTATATTAAAGAGTTTTGTGCGAGAAATAAAATAACAGATATTGAGATTATTTTGCCTCATGATTCAGCGAACAGGCAAGACGCAGTTACGCACTTAGTTAGCAGATTTCAAGCTTACAGAAATGAATTTAAAAAAGTTACAAAGCTAAAAGCACAAGCAGTAGCGACTACAATAGAAATCACGAGACACAGTTTAGAACAACATAATCTTAAGTTACTAGACTGCGAGAATGTGCGTGATATGGTACATCTGATGAAAAAATACGAATGGAAAAAAGACAGCAAAACAGGCGAAAACTTAAGAAAGCCGGTTCATGGCAGAGGTTTAGCAGCTTCAAACACATGTGACAGCGTTGAATACTATTGCTTACATAAATTTTTAAAAGAATACAAAAAAAATAGTCGAGAATTCAAAATAATCACAAGCTAGGAGGTGGAAAATGGAGCCAATCAAGGTCGGAAAAGGGCAATTAATGGAGAGTTTGACAAAATTGTTGTTTGAAGAAATATCAGCAACAGAGGAGTTGCTCGATAATGAAAAAGTGGATGAAATGCTATATGATGAAGACATCTCGATATTAACAAACAAAATCACAAGAACAGTCGCAGCGAGAGAGCTAAGAGTTTGCACAGATAAGCGAGAGTTGGAAGATAAAGCAGAAGAAATACAAGATAGATTCAATGTTTCTAAGTTTAATCGTATTTTTAAGCATATCTTAAACGCTAGATACTACGGTTTTTCGTTGTTCGAGAAAGTCTATGACGAAAACTATAACCTTCAATCGCTTGTGTCAGTGCCTCAAAAATACGTAGCTTTTGACACAAAAAAAGGCTGGTATATTACAGCTGGAAGCAAGGAGACGTACATAGACAAAGAAAAATATTTCTTATGTATTCACGAGCGTGACGTTGCGAACAAAAAAGGAAAAAGCGTGTTAAAAAGCTGCTTACAAGCGTACGAAGATAAAAAAATGTTTGGAAATCAGTTGAGGGGACTAGCGAAAAAGTACGGTGAAACTATCATTTTCTTTGCATATGACGACAGTGAGCAAGAGGACGACGTAAAGAAAAAGGCGGAAGAAGTGAAGAAAATGCAAGGCGGTGGGACAGTAATTGGAGTTCCGACAAGCTTGGGCATGAAGCTATCAGATAGCCTGTATTTGCTTGATTTGAAAGACATAGACCCTAGCATTTATATAAAGTTACACGATTGGAAAAAAGAGAAACTAACTCAAAATTTGCTAGGTGGAACGCTAACAATCGACAATGGGCAAGGGCGTGGATCTTATGGGCTTGGAGAAATACATCAAGAATCGTTTGATGAAGTCGTGAATGATTGTTGTCAGTTCATCACAGATAATATGCAACAACTCTTATATTTTGATAGTTTGTACTTTGGGTACGATTATCGGGAATTTTACTTCAAGCTAGAGAAAATAAAAGACAGAGATGAAGAGTTGGCATTTGATGAAAAACAAGAAGATTTGAGAGCTAAAAGAATTGATAATTTCTTGAAAATGCGAGAAGCAGGAATTACAGAAGAGGACCTGAACGGTGATGAAGCATGACGGGATTTAAGTTGACAACTAAAATCAATATAAGCACTCGCAAAATCGCTACTAGAGAGCTAATGAACAAAATATCTCAAGATATGCGAAAAACAGTGCGTGATAGGTTCAGAACCTCGACAGGTCCGAATGGCGAGCAATGGACAACAGTAGGATACAGGAGCGGAAGACCGCTCGTCATCACAGGAAGTTTGAGAGATAGCTTGAGACGTTCTTATGACAAAAATAAGGCGGTTCTTGGAACTGATGACATAAGAGCTAGGCTACATCAATATGGCGGGCTTATTCAAGCCAAAAACAAGCCATACTTGACGTTTAAAATTGGAGATAGTTGGGTTAAAAAGAAATCTGTATACATTCGAGCTAGACCATACATCGGTTTCAATCAAGCGATGATTGAGAGATACAGAGAAATGGCGGCTAAGCACGTGCAAGAGCAATTAAAAAAGAGATTAGGAGGTAAAGAGTGAAAAAGAGAGTGAAAGTCTTTCAAGCTGGGAATTACCCGCAAGGGAACTACAGCAAAGAAAAAGTGAATGAAATCTTTGGAACGGCTGGAAGAGTAGACGGAATCTATGCTCATACAAGTAAATGGGCAGAAAAAGGGGAAGAACCTTTGAAAGTCGCGGAATTCAGCGATTTCAAAGTGACGAACGGAGTAGTGACTGCATTAGTAGAGTTTAACGAAAAAGGGCAAGGATACTTCAATGATAGCGTAATTAAAGGGGTTTCTGTTGAAATTCGGGATAATAAGTTATCTAAGGTTGCATTATTGCCAATTGGCGTAAAACCACAGGTTGCAGGAGCAGAGTTCGCAGAAGAAGAATATGCAGAAATTGAATTTGAAGTGATTGAAGAATTTGAAGAAGCGAAGATTGACGTGAATTCTGTCAAAGACATGAATTTAGATGACAAAGTAGCGATTATCACAGCCATCTTTGGAAGTCTGACAAATGATGAAAAAGAGGGAATTAGACAACTGTATTGGGCAGATTTTGAGAAAAAAGAACCGGAACAACCTGAAAAAACTAAGACAGAAGCAGAAATCAGAGCTGAAATCACAGCAGAATTCGAGAGAAAGGAAAAAGGAAATGCTTTGAAACAAGTGATGAAGAAAAAAGTAGTGCCTTGTATGCAATCAATCGTGGAATTCGCTATTGATGAAGCTTTAACGAAATCAGGGACGGTTGAATTTGAAGCGGACGGAAAGAAAGAAAACGTTTCTTATTTCGAGAAAATCGAAAAAGAAATTGAAGCTTTACCGGACGCAGCTAATTTTCAGAGCGAAGTGGAAAGAATGGAATTTGGAGAATTTGAAGAGGGAGCAGGAGATGACCCAATGACAAAGGCTCACGATGAAGTAAAGAAAATGCTAGGAGGTAAATAATGACAGGTTTAATGTGTTTTATCGCAGGTTCGGCAATGACGATAATCGGGCTTTATTTTTACGAAAAATTCAACAAAGGAGGTAAGGAATAATGGCAGAATTTAAAAGAGAAAAATTTGACAGAAAAAATATTACAAAAGACGTAGTATCTATTCCCGGATTGGTAGATAAAGCGTGCAAAAAATTAGAGATTGGAAACGTCTTAGCTTACAATGACACTACAAAAAAATGGGTTAAATATGCAAAAGAAACTCATGCAACCGGATTATTTTTGTTCGGAATTGTAAAAAATGACGTGGATGTGACATCGGCGGATACTTCTATTTCTATTCTTGTGCAAGGAGAGATACCGAAAACGTATGTGAAAGAAGTTTCAGACGATGAAAAATTATGGGCTTTATTAGCAAAACAAGGAATTTACGTATTATAAGGAGGTAAAAATGGCATTAACACAAGTACAACAAGAACTAATCGGAGCAATTTCCGCAATTGAAGCGAGACCAACTCCGTTTTGGAATTTATTTAAGAAAAACAGAGTACCATACATGGCATTATCTACAACTATCAGAGTAGATGAAGTTATGGAACATTTGGTAAAGGCTAAGTTAGTACCAAGAGGAACTGTATTACAACCAATTGAGATTGGAGGATTTAATACGGTTACAATCAAGCCGGATATATTGAGTGCGTCTGTCGGGGTTTCCGCAGAAGATACAATTTTGCAACAACCGGGAGAATTGGCAATCGTAAACGGTCAAAAAATAAAAGCTTCTACGTATGATAGAGTTTTGAAATTGACAACAATCAAGAACGCAATTGAAGGCTCTAAGGAAGACATGGCGGCTAGGGTATTCTTGACAGGAAAAGCAAATGACGCAAGCGGAGCGGAAGTTAATTTGGGGTTAGAGGAGCCAAAAACAGTAAACAAAGAAAAAACTGAAAGTTGGCTATCTTTTTTTAGAAAACAAGTATCCGATTATAAGAAAAAACACAATACACTTCCGGACAGAATTTTCGTAGGAACAGATATTGCGGATAGTTTGGCAGCGTATATTGAAAGTTCGAATAATCCTTTGCTTGGAGTACAAGTAAAATTGGAAGACGGACAAATAAAATACGAACTGAAAAACTTCCCAATCACAATCGAAACATATCCCGACTCAGACACTGAGACAGATACAAGCAAGAGTATGACTTTGTTCAAAGAACTTTGTCTATTCCCTGTATACGCTGGTTTGTCTTATGTGGGAACAACCGGAAAACCTGAAATGATTCGTTCCGACGTTGTTGTGATAGAAACGAAAGCAAACGAGGAAACAGGACAACAAAAACTAGGAGCGACTTCCGCACCATTCCCACTAATCGTAAGACCTGACCTATTTGAAAGATACACCGTAACTATCAAATAGAGGTGGGCTATGGAAATCACGAAGTATTCAAAGAGAATTCAAAGTTTCTTGAAGCAAGAATACGGTAGTGAAGAAGAAGTGAAAAAAGCTTTAAACCTCTTTAAAGAAGAGGGGGAGAGTATTGCTGTAACATTGGGACTTGAGGTATCACCTGAACACGATACTCTCTTAGAGCTTTATGCGGAACACCGTATCTATTCAGCTATGGGGAATGAAAAGCTTGCAACGTTAAAATTAGAGGTTTTCAACAAACTGTTAAAAAGCTTTGTATCTGTAGCGGAAAACAAAAAGAAGCTGGAAGAAATTAAGAAATCACAGAAGAAAGGAATGATGATTTTCAATGAATAATATAGAAGTTTTGAAAAAGGTTCAAGAAGTCTTGCAACAAAAGTTTGAAGAGGTGTCTATAAAATTCTTAGAAGATTCTATCTTTGATGATGTGATTTTGAATGAAATTGGAATTGAACCCTCTGGGGAAAATTATAAAAGCGTTGGACTTGGAGGGTTTACTGAACACGAGACAGAAAGTATATCTTTTTCAATAAACCTTGTCAGAAAGCAAGAATTCAAAGGAGATACCTTATCATTAGAACAGTTCTTAGAAGAAAAAGATAGCATTATCGAGCTATTGTATTCAGAAGATTTGTTAGGAATTGACGGGATATTTCGAAGTTTCGAGATAGAAACCGAGCCTTTACGATTTTCTCATGAAGAAGTAGCTTGGGACGTCTGGATTTATAAGATAAAAGTACTCGGAAAAGTACGATAGGAGGGAATATGAATTTAAAAATTGGGGTTGGAGTTCAAGAAAATTCCGATAAAAAAGCTACTAAAATTACTCAATTAAGAGTAACAGAAAGTGACTTAAAACCTTTGAGAAATATAGTAGATTCTGACGAATTTAATGGAAGCCCATGGAAAGGAGATTCATTTTTAGCGTCAGAAAGTGCAAGCGGAAGCATTACGTGTCATCTAACTGTAGAGACGTTGAAATTATTGTTACCCGGTTTTGGATTTGACGTAACAGAAGTATCACTTCCAGATACTACTGGAATTTCAGAACCTAAAGTTACATTGACAAACTTAGGAAAATATACAGCTAGTGGGAAAATAGAGAAGTTCTTTACAATTGTGGAACAAAATTTAGAAGATCAAGAAGAAAGAGTTTTAATTGGATGTCAATTTGGAAATGTTACTATTGAAGCTTCTCAAGGGGCGTATGTCACTATGACATTGGAAGTAATAGGGTTCTCGTATGGATATAAGCAGGACTCTTTGAGTGAAGTTGAGCTTTTAGAAGATTATAGTAACAGATTGACTTGTGTTGACGCAACATTTCACATGAGTAAAGATTTGTCGGCTAATACACAATCTATAAATGTTTCTATCAATCAAAATTTGGAAGCTAAGTTTGGATTGGGTAGCACAAAAGCAACCAGAATTACGAGAAATGGAAAGATTGAAGCAAAATGTTCTTTGACATTCAACGCTTATGATAAGGCTTTGTATAAGAAAGCGTATGACAATCTATTGAGTGGAGAAACCGCGGAAGCTGTTATCAAAATGAAGACAAAGGATAAAAAATACATTGGTATCTATTTACATAAATTAGGTACAACAAATGTAGAAATGACAGATAAAAAAGGTGGAGGCGGGTTATCTCAAGAATTGGATATTCAATATGACCAATCAAAGAAAACACCTATTACATTTGCAATTGGAACAGTTCAATAAAAAGGAGAGATGAAGAATGAAAACAATTAAAATCGGAACGGAAGAAAATTATGTGGAAATTAAAGAAATGATGTCTTTCTGGGAAAAGAGAGAATATCAATACGGCTTTGGTGGGATTTATGCGATGAATAAAGACGCTTCCCGGATCGAAGTAAACACAAGAAAACCTTTTGAAGAAACAGAAGAATATTTCTTGTTAAAAAGTCAAGTTATGACGATTGCAGAAAATGGGGATATTATCTATGACAATGCGGACGCAAAACAAAGAAAAGAGTTTTCTAAAGTTTTGAAAAATGCATATGGAGAAACTTCCAAGAATTTAGAAGAAGCCTTAGACAAAATCAAAGAAGTTAATGAATTGGTGAAAAAAGAGGAGAAAGAGGAAGAAAAAAACGACTAAAATTTCTATCAATGGCGGCTGATATGTTCTTAAACGGTAGAGAAATTTCAGAAGATTATCCGGGATATGAAAAATTAGTAGAGCAATATTTGAAAATACATAGGTATAAACGATACTTTGTAAAAAAATATGTTGCTAATGGTTTTTCTTCTCAAAGATACTATGAATTGAAGTTTCTACCGTTCGGAGAAGCTCTTGGGTATGATAACCACCCTTGGAAAGTTATCCGAGACATAGAGGAGATATTAAGTGCATTGAATGAAATAGCGAGTCAACAAAATTAAAAAGGGAAGTCTAGGAAGATTTCCCTTTCATTGTAAAAGGAGGTGGAAAAATGTCGCATACAGTGGAGATGAGTTTGTCATTTCAGGATAACTCCAAAGAAGCTTTGGAAAGCTTAGCAAAAGCTATGGGAAAAACTACAAAGCAAATGGAAGAAGAATTGAAGAAAGTTGCAAAAGCCTTTCGAGAATTTGAAGAAATGGCAAAGAGGAGTAATCTATTCCAAAAGATACAAAAAGACGCTGACGAGCAATTAAAGAAAGTAGAAAACAGATTTAAAAGTATGCAAGAAAAAGCAAAACAATCTTTTGGAGTAATAGAGAAAATAGCAAGAAGAACATTCTTAGCAATGGCGACATTTACAGGATTTGCAGTCAAAGGATTTGCGGATTATGAGTATTCAATCAAGAAAATCCAAACAATTTCAAAGGATAGTTACGAAACGATAAGCACAAATATTAGAAAAATGGCATACGAAACAGGAACTTCTTCCAAAGAGTTAGCTTCCTCACTGTATGACATCGTGCAAGTTATTCAAGATTCACCTGATAAATACAAGATGTTGGATACAGTCAATAAATTATCTATTGCAGGATTTACAGATACCACACAAGCAGCGGAGCTATTAAACTCTATAATGTTGACTTATGGAATGACAGTAAATGACCTTGTAAAAGTATCTAATAAATTGATAGTAACACAAAATCTAGGAAACACAACGATCGGGAAAATGGCTCACAATCTAGGAACTTTAATTCCGCAAGCCAAAATGGCAAACGTTTCTTTGGACGAAGTGTTGGCAACGGTAGCGACCTTGACACTTGGAGGAATTCGTACCGATAAAGCAACCACAGGACTAAGAGCAATGTTATCCGAACTATCTAACGAGAGTTCAAAATTAGGAAAAGAATTTAAGAAGATAACCGGAGGATTAGATTTTAAAAACTACACTTTATCCGGAGGAACTATTATCGGAGCTTTGAAACTAATCCAAGAAAAAGCAAAAGACGCAGATAAGGCAATGACTGAAATGTTTGGAAATATTCGTTCTAAAACAGCGGCAGGAGGATTGGCAATTTTAGAAAAGAAATATACGCAAGTTTTAAATGCAATTGCAAACGCACCAAATGACCAATTAGCTAGAGCCTATGCGACTATGCTAGATACTACCAAGACAAACTTAGAAAGAATTAAAATGGTTGTTTCTACCTATACCCAAGAGATAGGAGAGAGAGTAGCCAAAGATTTGGCAGGAGCTTTGAATATCAACGACGTAAAAAGCTTCGAGGACTTATTCAACGAAAAGAATATTGATAAAGTATATTCTTTCGGGAAAGCCATATTCTTTGCAACCGGGGGAATTACGGCTCTAGGAATAGCGTTAAAAGGTATTGAAACAGTGACGGCGGCTTTTGCTCTATTACATAACCCGGCAGTACTTTTGATTGCGTCTTTAGGTGGTGTTTATTATGGCATTCGTAAAATTTTAGACATTAAAAATGAAGAATTTGAAAAAACAAAAAAATGGCTAAACGAAACAGAAGAGGGATTGAAAAAACAGATCGAGACTTTGAAAGAAATTCAAAAACAAAAGGAGCAAGGCGGTTTCACCAGTCTAAAACCTCTACGAGAATTAGAGGGATTTAGCCCAAAAGTTTTGGCAGATTTGGAAAGATTGAACAATCTGAAAGTAAATGCCTACAATCGGGGAAATATCAACGAATTTGAAAGACTAGCTAAAGAATTTCGAGAAATTATGGAGAGAGAAATTCAAAGGTTAGAAAAAGAGACAATCAGATTAAATGCAAAAGTTTTTGTAGATGTTGATGTTGTAAGAGAAAATTCAAGGCAAAAAGCCTTTGAATCTTTGTTGAATATAGAAGACATCGATAAAATCTCAAAGGAATTCCACAGCGGAAAGTACAAAGGGAATAAAAATGAGAAGTTTATTTATGAGGATTATTTGAAACAATTAGACAGCTTGAATGTTTCTAAAAGGTCAACACTAAGAAGAGACATCAGCGAAGCTATTTCAGGGATAGCCAAAAAAAGCTATAACCCAGATGGAGACAAAAAAGGAAGCAAAAAAGACCCGTTCAAAGAATTGATTTCAGAACTTGGGGCAAAAATCAAACGAGATTTAGGTATCCAAGAAAAGATTGAGATTTTAGAAAGGGCAAAGGAAAAGTTCAAGAAGAATATCAACGAAATCAATACAGCTATTGATAATTTTAAAATCGAGGCTTTAGCTAACAAGATTAAAAATGCTTTAGAGGGAGTGTCTTTGAGAAGTCATGAATATTCCATCGATGAGCAATTAGCAAAAATCCAAGATAGCAAGAAAATAATGTTAGAACAACTAGACCTAGCAAAAAAAGTAGGTAATTCCGATTTAGTGGAAGACTTAAAAAAGAAAATGGAACAAGTTGATTTTACAGGAATTATTGTTCCGTTAGAAAGAAAAACAAAAGAAATTTCTGATAATTTAGAAAGAATTCAAAGAGAAGCGGAAGAGACAAAAGACAACAAAGAAAATGTTCCAATAGACAAAATTACCGAGCAGTTAAACATATTAAACCAAAACAAAATCGCGGAATTAGAAAAGGTTCAAGGGTTGATAGCTACTTACACAGATTTGTTAAAGCAAGGAAAAATCACACAAGGAGATTATGATAAGGCTATAGAAGCTATCGACAAACTTAGAGAATCAGCCGGGAAAATGGAGGTTGCAGCTAATAAAGTGGCTGTTAAAGTGCCGGAAGCTTTAAATGCTTTAGGAAATGCTTTTAGTCAACTTGGAAATGTAACAGGTAGCAAAACTCTAGGAGGTATCGGAAGTATTCTCAATGGAATAGGTGGATTAAATAACGCTTGGAAAGATTTTGGTAAGTCGGGCGGATTATCAGCTATTGGTGGATTATTTTCTTCTAGTGGATTATCCGGTGCGGCAGCGGCAAACTCAGCGGCGGCAGCAGCGTTGGGAGTTGATGGTATTGCGGGGGCAGGTTTATCCGCAGCGTCAGGAACTGCGGCTGCAAGTGGTGGAATGGCGGCGGCTCTAGGGTCAGCGGCAGCGATTGCAGGGATAGCGGCGGCTGGAATAGGAATTGCGGCAACCGTAGGCTCTCTATTCGGAAGAAGTGGAAAGAAAAAAGCCGCAGCAATTGACGCAAGAAATAAAGAAAATGAAGAAGCATATAAGAAGCAGATTTCCGCATTACAGCAATTAACGCAAGCTATTCAACAAAACTCCGAAAGGATTAAAAGTTTTGCAGATAGAATGTTGACAGATGTTGCGAAAAATCCAACTATCAAAATGATTTTCGGAGGAGAAAGCAACTTTGATTTGTTACATCATTCTATGATAGCGGGAAAACATTTTGCGGATATAACAGCACTAGAAAAAGGTTCTAAAAGATACCGTTCAGGTTTTAGAAAGAAAAGTAAATCTACATATACCAAAGTAGATATTGGAGAATCTGAGTTATTAAGATACTTAGGGTTTAGTAAGTCAGAATTGGATGCATTTACAGATAGTGAAATGAAGCAATTGGATAGTGTGTTGCATAACGTTAATCACGAAACATTACGAAGAGCAACCGGAAGAAACTTAACAGAATCTTCTATTGAAGAATGGAAGAAACAGGTACATGAGTTTGTAGAGCAGATTAAATATCTGGAAAAAGAAAAGGCGGACCTGTTCAAAGGTTCTACATTAGAAAGCTTTACAGGCGTGGAATATAAGACGGAAAAAGAATTGATTAAGGAATACACAGAGCAATTCAAACAAATGGGATTAGTTGGAGAGCAATACAACGAAACCATTAAAGAAATGGCGAAAAATAACCAAGTGCTAATTACTTCTATGTTGGACGTGCGAAATAGCACGATAGAGGGATTTGCAAGTGGAAATGGTGGATTCTTAAGTTCTATGAAGTCTTACTTTGAAAAGATATTTAAAAACGCTTCTAGCGTGGCATATGATGTGGTATTTAGTGATTTAGACAACTACTTAACACGAGCTTTTGAGAAAATATCAAATAAGCTTGTGGACATTAAAAAGAATGGAAAGCTTGATTTTAAAGGTTTATTTAGTGACTTTGATTTTAAGAAATTGAAGAACCTAGACATCATGGAAAAGCAAGTAAAACAGTCTTTAGATGTCATTAAGAAAGAATTGCTAAGTCATGGGGTGGATTTATCCTTAATAAATAAAATGCTTCCATGGAGTGATTTTAACGATAGGATAAACGATTTGAAGAATGCTTTATCGAGTGCTATGAACGCAGGATTGGAAGAACATAAGTTCTCTAGTTTCACAAAAGCATTGGGACAATCTCTATATGATAGCGTGAAAAATTCTTTGGTTAAGGCATTCAGTGAAAGTGCTTTGTATCAAGGAATGATAGAAAAATTCATCCGGGCGGAAAATTTCCAAGCACAATTGGAAAAAGCAGGAAATTTCAAAGATGTCTTAGGAATA